ATCGGTGCTTGGCACCAAAGATATAGAGTCTGGATTGTGGGCCACTCCCAACACAATGGATTACTTGCCGCCGAGAAGCGCTGCAGGGACGAAAAAGATTATGGAGGGTCACAGAAAGGGCAGAACGAAACCATCGAACTTGAGAGAACAAGTGGATTCAGAAACGATGAAGATGTATCCGACACCAACTCAAGACTCAGCATCGGAGAGAACGAAGAAATACAAACAAGGAGGGACACCGTTGACAGTAGCAGTTCAAGAGGAGGTGAGGATGTATCCAACACCGACAGTAGTATGCGAAGAGGGGGGAGAACAATCACACATGGTGGAGAGAACAAAGTCTGGAGGTTTCGTGTCGAGAAGGAAAGGGACGGGAGTAACTTACGGAGCGAAACTATCGGACGCAATAATATACTTAGAGAAGATGTACCCAACACCAACAGCGAGGGATTACAAGGACTTGGGTTATCAACCAACATGGAAACCAAGCAGGGATCAATCGGTTCCGAGAACAGTGTTGAAGAACAACAAACCTGGTGGCAAACTGAATCCAACCTTTGTGGAGTTCCTAATGGGATTTCCTATGAATTGGACAAAAACAGAGCTAACAGAATCAAAACCCTCGGTAATGCAATCGTCCCACAAATCGCAAGAGAGTTTGGACTCGCAATCAAAAAAGTTTTATCGGACTCCGACAGCGATGGACAAGGGGGACAACAGTTTTAAATATGCAGCTAAGATATTAAAAGGTAAACTAAACAGATCAGAGTCTAAACAACCCGTACAGAAAACATTATCTATGGATGTAGCGATGGAACACTTAAAAGACAATCAACATCTGATAAATGAGTATGACGAAAAGTTTAAAACTAGACCTCACTTACCTCCTAAAGATATTTTTTTAGAATATTTAAGAAATAACTTAGACAAGAAAAAGCTAGTTGAAGATGATATAATTAAGAAAACAACAATTGATCATTGGTTAAGATCAGATCATTGTTTTGCATATCCGACCGTTGAATATTGGAACATGATTAAACCCTACTTAAAAGAAATAAGGTTTGATAAAGAAATGACTACTGAAATAGAAAGTGATTGGGAATGAAGATATTATTTAAACCTCAAACAGAGTGGCTGCCACCTGAAGAGTTCAAAGACTTATCTAGTTATGATGAGATAGCAATTGACTTAGAGACTAAAGACCCAGAACTTAAAAGTATGGGATCAGGATCTGTGACCGGTAAAGCAAAGATAGTTGGTATAGCTTTAGCAGTTGAGGGTTGGTCAGCATATTATCCAATAGCTCACGAAGGTGGTGGTAATATGGATAAGAAAAAAGTAATGGATTACTTTAGAACGGTTCTAAACTACCCTTCAAAGAAGATATTTCACAATGCAATGTACGATGTGTGTTTTATTAGGGCTGCAGGCCTTAAAATCAATGGAACCATTGTAGATACCATGATTGCTGGCTCTCTCGTGGACGAGAATCGCTTTCGTTATGATTTAGGTAGTTTGGGTCGTGATTATGTCGGAATGGGCAAAAATGAGGCTGTATTGAAGGAAACTGCTAAGGAATGGGGTATAGATCCTAAGTCTGAGATGTATAAGCTACCTGCAATGTATGTTGGTGAGTATGCAGAGCAAGATGCTGTATTGACCTTAAAACTATGGCAAGAAATGAAGAAACAAATATTAATAGAAGAAATTTCTTCTATCTTTGAATTGGAGACTGAGTTGTTTCCTTGTCTGGTCGATATGCGTTTCCTAGGGGTGCGGGTAGACGTGACAGCAGCCAATCAACTAAAAGAAGAATTGACCCGAAAAGAAGAATTATTGTTACAGCAAGTCCAAAAAGAAACAGGAGTAGACACTCAAATATGGGCTGCAAGATCGATCGCAAAAGTCTTTGAAAAGTTAAACTTACCTTTTGACAAAACTGAAAAAACACAGTCACCTTCATTTACTAAAAACTTTCTGTCTAATCATAAACATCCTACTGTACAATTAATAGCAGAGGCTAGAAGAATAAACAAGGTTAATACTACTTTTATAGATACAATATTAAAACATGAACATAAGGGTAGAATCCATGCAGAGATAAATCAAATTAGATCTGATGATGGTGGCACAATTACAGGAAGATTTTCTTATTCTAATCCAAACCTACAACAAATACCTGCAAGAGATAAAGTTTTAGGTCCAATGATTAGATCTTTGTTTATACCTGAAGAAGGTGCAAAGTGGGGATGCTTTGATTACTCGCAACAGGAACCAAGATTAGTTGCACACTACGCATTAAGATTTGGTTTAAGCTCTGTAAATAAAATTGCAGATTCATATGATTCAAATCCAAAGACTGACTTCCATCAAATTGTTGCAGAGATGGCAGAGATACCTAGAGATCAAGCTAAAGTAATTAACCTGGGTTTATTTTATGGTATGGGTAAGGCAAAACTTCAAGCTGAATTAGGTGTATCAAAAGACAAAGCCTCTGCGTTATCAGAAAAATATCA